GAGCCGGTCGGCAGCAGGCGCTCACTCATCCGAGCCTCCCACGGTCAGCGTGTAGCCTGTGCAGTAAGCGGCCTGTGTTTTATCAAGTACCACATCTGCAGCAGGCTTAATCAGATTGACGCGCTGCACGCCCTCAACGTGCATAGCGGCATACAGCGCAGACAGGCGAATGTCGCGGCCGAGGCGCTTCTGCGCGCTGACAAAGGCGGCGAGCTTTGCCTCTGAGGCGGCGCGTATTGGCTCCGCTTCCGGCCCCGGATAGAGGTACAGCTCGGCCACGATTTCGTATTCCACAATCTTTGCTGACTGCACGCTCACCCGGTCGGCAACCGGGCGCACGTCCTCATCATTGAGCGCTGTATTCACCACGGCCAGCAGATCATCACCGGCCACGCCGTTGCCCTCACGCGCGAGCACTGTCACCGTGACCACTGAAGGCGACGGGCTGATGGCTGATGCATCGGCTACCCGGCCGTCAGCACTTCTGGCATGGTACTCATAAGCGCCGGTCGGCCCGGCCACGCTCAGCCCTTCAAAGGCGGAGGCGATGCGCAGCCGGAAATCATCGTTACTTTCCATCACTGCGGGGGTTGGCGGAATGGTTGTATCGTCGGCCGGGGTAATGGTCAGGCGGGTTACGCCATTGTTTACGCCGAGCTGGTCAAGGTCGCCGTCCAGCGCATACGCAACCATGACGGCCTTTGCCGCCTCGTTGATGCGTTGGCGCAGGATCAGCTCACGATAGGCATTTTCCTGCAGCAGCTTAACGATGGGTTCTGACTCCAGCGTCAGCGTGCGGGCGACGGCGTCCTGCTGGTCAGCAGGGTAAAGAGAAATCAGCGTTGCTTTTCGCTCGGCCAGCAGGGTTTCATAGTCCAGCGACTCCACCACATCTGGCGCGGGCAACTGGCTCAGGTCGATAGTTGCCATAGTCTCAGCTCACAGGAACGGTTAAGGAAAAAGGCTGCGCGTTGTCGGTGCGGTTGCCGGACAGCTCAACCACCATTGCGCCGTTGATATCCGACTCAAAGCTGATGGCAGTCAGCTTTACGCGCGGCTCCCATTTCAGGATCGCCATATAGCAGGCCGACATAATCTGCAGGCGCAGCGCCTCGTTTTGCGGCTGGTCAATCAGGGCGGATAAAAGCGAACCATACTGGCGGCGCATCACCCTGGAGCCGATCGGGGTCAGAAAAATGTCGCTAATCGACTGCCGGATATGATCGAGGTCGGTCAGCGTGCCGCCGGTTTCCCGGTTCATGCCAATATATTTTGCGGTTGTCATACCGGCGCTCCCGTTTTTCCGCCGCTGTCGCCTGGATGGATATGCGAATGCAGCACCTTGCCGTTTGAGGAAAGGTTGCCGCCGGTATGCGTCATGTCACCTTTCATCGTGCCGCCATTAGTGACTTCCAGCTGCGCAGTTTTGAGCAGCGCTGTGCATTCCACTTCGGGCGAGTCGAACAGGATTTTTACCGCTGCTTTGATGGTTGCCGTCTGTATGCCGTTTGCGGTCAGCGCGCCGGTTTCCGGCTCGTACTCGATCACCGCGCCGTCAGGAAATGACCAGTGCAGCGCATCGGCCGAGGCAGACGGAGCCGGGTTGTCATCCGAGAAAATACCCGGCAGCACAAAGCCGGTATCAAGTTCGCCGCCGAGGCACAGAATAAGAACCTGCTCACCGACTGACGGCGCATTCCAGGAGCGGGTTTTACCCGCGCGGGCGCTCAGCCAGTGCAGCCAGCCGGTTGTGTTTTTTCCTGTATCGACACGGCACAGCCCGCCGTCAAGATTGACGGCCGACACGGTTCCAATGCGGATCAGGTTGCGCAGCAGGCGCAGGATTTCAGAGATTTGTTCATTCATTTCGCAATCTTGCGTTTTAGAACAATTGAAAGCTATTCTGTATTGTCCGCTGAGATATCAACAAAAACTAAGCTGCAATTACATTTACTTTAAAAGGAGGCTTTATGAGCTGGGCGAGTTTTATTGGCGTTTTAAAGGATATTGTTGTAGTTGTAGCGCCAGCAACTGGTGCCATAGTTGCTGTTAAAGGACTAGGTACTTGGAAAAGGCAGCTTAAAGGGCAGTCAGATTACAATCTTGCAAAAGAAGTTTTAATAAACTTATTTAAATATCGAGATGCTCTTTATTTCGTTAGAAACCCACTAATGACCGAGCAAGAACTCAAACTCCCGGAAGGAAAAGATCCTGCAGAAATGAACTTTTCCGAATCAAGGTATTTAAGAACTCTCACCGCATATCAAAATAGGTGGGATAATGTCTTGGATAATCGCGCCAAGCTTCAAACCAATATTATTGAGATGGAAGTGTTATGGGGCGAAGAGTTTACATCACAGTTGATGTCTCTCTTTCGTAAAGAACAAGACTTGCTTTTTCAAGTAGAATACTATCTGAGGCTTGTCAATCCTGCTATACATGGCGATGATAAGAAATTTGAAAGAGATAATCTCGACCGAAAAATGCTCTATGACACAATGAAAGATGATACGGATAAATTCAGAATCAGCTTTAAAGAAACTTTAGATCCTCTTCAGAACTCACTTCGCGATAAATTAAAAAAATAATTTTATCTGGCCCGGATTAGCTCCGTGCCAGATTTTCTAAAATAAATTTTTCAATATCTTGTATGTCTGCATCGCTGATCCCAAGCAACGGACGTGCCTCATACTGCACCTCTTTACCGTTACGCGATGGCCGGTCGCGCAGCCCGTAATGATGCACGCGGGCCATGCGCTGCACGTTGCCCGCAAACTCGATCACGGCCTCATTCGGGCTGGCCTGCGTCTTCATGTACTTAGCCGTGCGCAGCTTGGCGAACATCTCGCGCTTTATCCGGCCCTTTTTGCTGCGCACCGGCTGCGCTTTGCGGGGCTTAAACGGCGTGCCGTCAGGTGCCTGCTGGCGCTTGATGTTCTGCTGCTGACTCGCGCGCAGCTTGCGGCCAATACTGCGCGCCATTTCTTTACGCGCCGGGGCTGACAGGCTGTTGATAAGCGCCTCCAGACGGTCATTTACCAGCTGCAGCTCGCTCATGTCTGTAACTCGCTGACCAGCTCGCCTTTAACGTAAAGCTGCACCGGCCGCGCGTCATTCTCCGGCAGCGGGTTCTCGCCGAAGTGGGTAACGTGCAGCCCGTCGTCGGCCTGCTTCACGATCACGCGCTCGCTCAGCTGCAGCTCAATGCTGATATCGCTGGCCGTGTCGCTGATAACATCCGCCTGAAAGGTAAAGCCCATCCGGCGCTTTTCCTCGGTTGCCATAATGTCGGGTTCATTCGTTCGCAGCCAGGCAAGCAGCGGCACGATCAGCAGGTCGATGTTACCGGCGTAGTCGGTAATGACCATGTTAAGTCGGTACTGGTATTCAAACGACAGCGAGCTGGCAAGCGTCGAGACAATGCGCCCGCTGTCGATAAACACGTTCAGCGCGTCAGGGTTTCGCTGCAGCTCCGGCACGCTGTCGGTTAGCGCCTGGCGCAGTTGTTGTGGTTTCAGCATCGTGTTGTTCCTGGCAGTCTTTGATTATTTCGACCTGCAGCCCGCAGGCGGCGAGTGCGGCCTCAAGCTGACGATTGTCAGCCGCCAGATCGCCAGCAGTTTTAAGGCTGTTTCCCGGCACCGGGCAGCTTGTCACGCGCGGACACCCAATCCAGATAATCTCTGGCGCTGCTGAATGCCGGGCGGGCGTGCAGCCGGATAACATCGTCAGGCAAAGCAGCAGCAGACCAGTCACGCAGTATCGGATTTGCATCGGTTTTTCTCTGTATGGTCATTTCACGGTTAAGCGCGGCCGTGCTGGCGCGCCCCTGCATCAGCCGCAGCTCGGCCTCACGCTTCTGGCTGGCCCTCGCATCGGCATCCAGCCGGGCTATTGCCCTGTCGCGGCTCTCGATACCGGCTGACAGCGTGCCGATAATGCGCTGTGCGCTGGTCAGGTCGTCTTTGGCTTCTTTCCACTGCCAGCCGGTTACGCCCAGCGCCAGCAGAGCCACGGCCAGAAGCAGAGCTATCAGGCGCGTCATGACACACCCCGCAGGCAGTAGGCTGTCTCATTCGCGCGGCGGTTTTCCAGCCCGCGATTTTTTACGCCCTTAACAAACACCCAGCGCCGCAGCTCGTTACAGGCATCAAGCCAGTGCTGCAGCCGGATATACCGGGCAAAGGTCGAGCTGCAGGCCGCGCGCACGCCGACGTTAAAGGCGAATGACACGGCCGTGTCATAGACCGGCTGTGGCATATCGCTGCGCATACAGGCATCGATCCCGCGCTCGACGCGCATCACGTCATACACCAGATTAACCGCCGCCTGCCGCTCGCTGACCTGGCTTTGCGGCGTTACGCCCTCTGTGTGACCGATACCGTTCGTCCAGACTCCGGCGCTGCACTGATAGGGCAAGGTGCGGCACCCCTCGGCGTTGGCGATGAGCGCAAGCCCGGCCTCGGACGTTTTCAGGGTTTTGAACTGTGGCAGCAGCGCAGCAATTGCCAGCACGGCCACCACGGCGCAGCGTTTAACGGTCTGGCTCAAGACTCACCTCCCGCAGGCGCTGCAGCTCGTAGGTTTTACGGCGGTAATGCCAGTTGATAAAGAACGTCGCCACGTTAGTGATAAGCGTGATAACGGCCACGCCGGAACCGACCATAAAGGCGATATCCTGTGGCGTATGACGCCCGAACCACATCAGGATGAGGCCTATCAGGTAGTTGATCACAGAGCTGATTTTTTCCATTTTTAGTCCCACAGGTTAACGGTTTCACCTGCTGAAGATTCAGGCAGATCGGGCAGCGTTACCTCACAGCCGTGTGGCAGCACCGGCCCGCTTTCGGCCAGGCCCGGATTAGCCGCATAAACCAGCTCGACGGCCTGACCGGTTCGCCCGTAATAGCGCTGACAGATTTCGTCAACGGTATCGCCCTGCTGCGCGTAAACGTTCATCAGAGCAGATCCACAATGCAGCCAGGCTTACCGGCGATGCGGCTGATACTGAATCGCGCGTCGCGCCAGTA